AACGATGTAACAATCGCAACTATCACATCTGCACAAGGATTTAGTGGTTCTCTTTACGGAATTGGTGATGTATTAGCATTTAGTGGTTCAGTTGCAACTAGATTATTCAACTTAGAAATATCAGCATCATTTGGTCCAGATGCAGGAGAAATTTAATAAAGATTTATAAAAATATAAGTTAAACCCCTCTAAGTAGGGGTTTTTCTTTTTATAATATATTTATGTCAGTAGTATATACTACATTTTTGTTAGATAACTTTAAAGGATTAGACATATGTCATCAATTGTTCAACTCAAACGCTCTGCGTTATCGGGTAAGGTACCTGGTACAGGTTCACTTAATTTAGGAGAATTAGCATTAAATACTTACGATGGTAAGATATTTTTCAGACGTTCAGGTTCGACAGACACAATCCAAGAAGTAGTAACAACAAATGTTTTAAACACAGGTTCCGTAACCATTACAGGAACATTGACAGCAGGGTCTATTGTAGGTTCGATATCAGCATCTAATGGTGTGGTGAGTGGTTCATCTCAAGTAATAGGAATACTCTCCTCATTGAACTCCTACACATCTTCAATTGACATTTTTACTAGTTCATTAGCAACCACAGGTTCAAATCAATTCAAAGCAGACCAAAATATTACCGGTTCTTTAAGAGCAACCGGAACTGGTTCTTTTGGTTCTTTGCAAGTAAACGACACACTTACCGTCAATCATGGTATTAGTGTGATAAGTGGTTCATTGGGAATTACATCCGATTTAACGGTATTAGGTTCGATTAATGCAAGACAATTCAATATTTCAGTAATTTCCTCATCTGTCCTTTTTGAAAGTGGTAGTTCTAAATTTGGTAATACATCCGATGATATACATTCATTCACAGGTTCGGTAGAAGTAACAGGAAGTGTAACCGCAACATCCTTTGTAGGAAATGGTAGTGGTTTAACGGGATTGGTAGTAGATTTAGGAAGTGCACAATTAAATGATGTGGATGGAAATAATATTCCAGCTCGTTCATTTGCAGAATTGTTTGTAGCATGTGCAGTTGCAGAAATTGTAGATTTGGATTTTGGAATATAATGATATTTATAATAAACAGAAAAGATAATAAATGGCAACACTCATATTAAATAGTACAACAACACCAGTAACTACGGCGGGTCAATTAGAGTTTAATACTACTAAAAATACATTAGTAGTAGGAGATGGTATATCTGAAATTAATATGGCCACTACCGGTTCTAATACATTTACTGGAAATCAAGTAGTAAGTGGTTCAATCAATATAACAGGAAATATAACTGCAAAAGAATTTCATATAACATATGTAACCTCATCGGCAATATTTCAAACAGGCTCTACAAAGTTTGGAGATTCACCTGATGATACACACCAATTCACCGGAAGTGTTGGAATATTAGGTTCGGTTACATTACCATCATTATCACCAAATGTAAATACAACAGTTGTAACATATGATGCTGCAACAAAAACGATAGGATATAATACTGTTGCAGGCCCACAAGGAACAACCGGAGCACAAGGTACAATCGGTAATACTGGAACACAAGGAGTACAAGGTACAATTGGAGTACAAGGTTCAGTAGGAACACAAGGTACAACTGGTGATACCGGGGTACAAGGTACAATAGGTTCACAAGGAGTTCAAGGTACGAATGGTATACAAGGCATAATCGGTGATACCGGAACACAAGGTACAACCGGAATTCAAGGTACAACTGGAATTCAAGGTACAACTGGAATTCAAGGTACAACTGGTGATACTGGAACACAAGGAGTACAGGGTACAATTGGTTCACAAGGAGTTCAAGGTACTGATGGAACACAGGGTATACAAGGATTGCATGGTGAATTTGCAGGACAAGGAGCACAAGGAACTGCTGGAAGTATTGGAACAAATGGGGTACAAGGTATACAAGGATTAAATGGTGAATTCGCTGCACAAGGTGTTCAGGGTGCAAATGGTGTACAAGGTACAACTGGTTTACAAGGTACATCGGGAACAAATGGTATACAAGGTGTAACCGGAACACAAGGCACAGATGGTATACAAGGTACAACGGGTGATACTGGAATACAAGGTACTAATGGAGCAAATGGTTCGCAAGGAGCACAAGGAACAATTGGTTCGCAAGGAGTAGATGGTTCGCAAGGAACAACAGGAACCGGAATACAAGGTACAACGGGAGCACAAGGTACGGATGGTAACAATGGTACACAAGGAACAACTGGAGCACAAGGTACAAATGGTAACAATGGTACACAAGGAACAACCGGAGCACAAGGTACGGATGGTTCAAATGGTTCGCAAGGAGCACAAGGTACGGATGGTTCAAATGGTTCGCAAGGAGCACAAGGTATTCAAGGAACACAGGGTATAACTGGAACTCAGGGCATAACGGGCCTCGCATTTACCATTGCAAAAACATATGTATCCGTTGCGGCACTTAATGCCGATACTAATCCTACGAACATTATTGCGGGTCAGTTTGCACTAATTAACACAAGTAATGTTGAGGATGCTGATAACTCTAAAATTTATCTGTGGGATGGTTCACAATATATTTTTGTGAATGACCTTTCGGGTACTGCAGGTATCCAAGGAATAACTGGAACTGCTACACAAGGAATAACGGGAGCACAAGGAGCAACTGGAACTGCTACACAAGGAGCAACTGGAACTGCTACACAAGGAATAACGGGAGCACAAGGAGCAACTGGAACTGCTACACAAGGAATAACGGGAGCACAAGGAACAACTGGAGCACAAGGTACTAATGGTACAAATGGTACAAACGGGTCACAAGGCCCTGCAGGTACTAATGGTACAAATGGTTCAAATGGTTCACAAGGTGCAACCGGTGGTGGAGGCTCACAAGGTGCAACCGGTGGTGGAGGCTCACAAGGTGCAACCGGTGGTGGAGGCTCACAAGGTGCAACCGGAGCACAAGGTGGAACCGGAGCACAAGGTGGAACCGGAGCACAAGGTGGAACCGGAGGAAAGGGTGATAAAGGAGACCCAGGTTCACAAGGTGGAACCGGAGGAAAGGGTGATAAAGGAGACCCAGGTTCACAAGGTGCAGCAGGTTCGAATGGTACCGGAACTCAAGGTCCAGCAGGTTCGAATGGTACCGGAACTCAAGGTGCAGCAGGTTCGAATGGTACTGGAACTCAAGGTGCAGCAGGTTCGAATGGTACTGGAACTCAAGGAGCAACTGGAGCAGCAGGAGGATTTTCTACCAACTCTAATGCACAAGTAAACTCATTAGGAGTAGGTATAGCCGCAACTGGAACTGCCGGAACTATTGTAGCAACCGGAAATATTACTGCATATTATTCCGATAGAAGATTGAAAAAAGATATTGAAAAGATATCAGATGCACTATCTAAATTACAAAAGATAAATGGTGTATTTTATACTCAAAACGAATTGGCAGAAGAATTTGGATATAATGATTATTCAAAACAAGTCGGAGTAATTGCACAAGAAATAGAAGAAGTATTACCTGAAGCAGTTGCGTTTGCACCTTTTGATAGAGATGAAAACGATAATTCAAAATCAGGTCAAAATTACTTAACGGTTAGATACGAAAAAATAGTTCCACTTTTAATTGAGGCTATAAAAGAATTATTAAATAGAGTAGAAAATTTGGAAAAGTAAGATATTTTTAGTATATTGAATATCTTATGGTAAATAATTTTGTTAAACAGGTTATAGAAAATGGTGGTAGTATTCACCCACTATTACTACCATCTACGGAAACAGGCGGAACTGGTATTATGAATCCATCCATTTACATTGATGGTAATAATATTCTATGTAATATACGACATGTAAATTATACATTATATCATTGTGAAGGTGAACAATTATTTGGAAATAGACACGGCCCACTTGCATATTTAAATCCTGAAAACGATATAAAATTAAGAACTAATAATTTTCTAGCAGAATTAAATAGTGATTTTTCCATTAAAAAATATAATAAAGTAGATACATCTAAACTTGATATAGAACCTGTTTGGGAATTTATTGGTTTGGAAGATGCAAGAGTTGTAAGGTGGAATGGTAAGTTATGGTATTGTGGTGTAAGACGAGATACCAAAACGAATGGTGAAGGTAGAATGGAATTATCCGAAATTGAAATATCAAAAAAGGGAGTAAAAGAAATAAATAGATATAGGATAGAACCACCAAATGACCCCAATTCATATTGTGAAAAAAATTGGATGCCTGTTATTGATATGCCCTTTCATTTTGTAAAGTGGACAAATCCAACCGAAGTAGTAAAGGTAGACATAAATACGGGCACATCTCAAACCATAGTATTAAAAAATGGTGTCACACAAAATCAAAATTTTAGAGGAGGTTCACATATAATTCCATTTAAAGGTGGTAGAATGTGCATTATTCATGAAGTAGATTTATGGAAAAATAAATTACAACAAAAAGATGCAAAATACACACATAGATTTATAGTATGGGATAATGATTGGAATATAAAACATATTTCCGAACCATTTAGTTTTATGGATGGTGAAATTGAATTTTGTACTGGATTAACGGAATATAATAATAACTTACTTATCACATTTGGATTTCAGGATAATGCTGCATATTTATTAAAAATGCCAATTGAATATTTTGAAAAATACACTAATATAAAATTTCAAAATAAAAAAGAATTTGAATGGGGCTTAATTGAAAATAATAAATGGTTTAGGGAAATTTTACAAAAAGAAATATTTGAAGATAGAATATACGAAAGATTTTTCAATGTAGAAAAAGATGATGTCGTTGTAGATGTAGGAGCTAGTGTCGGCCCTTTTACTTATTCCATATTAAATAAAAACCCAAAACAAGTATTTTGTTTAGAACCACATAGTGAATTATTTAAAACATTAAATGATAATGTTTTAAATAATAATGTTATTTGTATAAATAAAGGGATTATGGATGTTAATGAACATACCACATCTAGAGGTTTATACGATGAAACAGCTATTCAAACTTGGGAAAAAGAAAATCAACTAGATGGTTTACGCTTTGATACTTTTATTGAAAAAAATAATATAAGTAAAATTGATTTTCTAAAAGTAGATTGTGAAGGTGGTGAATATAGTATTTTTACTCAAGAAAATTTCAATTGGATTAAAAATAATATATTTAAAATATCTGGTGAATTTCATTTAACCAATGAAGAGTTGAAATCTAAATTTAGATTATTTAGAGACACTTATTTAACTCAATTCCCAAATATACAAATATTTTCAATGGATGGTATTGATATAAAATGGGATTTATTTAATGATACTTTTATTGAATATTATTCTGAAATATTAGTTTATATTGATAATAGAAAATCTAAAAAAGAATATTGGAGAACAACCGAATATCCTACATTAGAAATTACTACTTCAATTCCACCAAAAGGATGTGTAGTGGATTGTGCATTTTGTCCTCAAAGATTATTAATGCAAAAATATGATAGTGTAAAAACACTTACATATGAAAATTTTGTAAAAGTAATAGATAAACTTCCTAAACAAATTAGAATTACATTTAGTGGATTCACAGAACCATTTCTAAATAAAAAAACATCGGATATGATTTTGTATGCACATAGTAAAGGACATAAAATATCAGTATTTACAACTGGAGTTGGTTTAACTATTGAGGATATAAAAAAAATTAAACATATTGATTTTGATAATGGCCCAAATAGTGGATTTTGCTTACACTTACCTGATGAAGAACGAATTGCAAAACATCCAATAACACCAAAATACATAGAAACGATTGAATACATTAAATCAATAGAAAACGAAATCAAAGGATTTTATGTAATGAGTATGGGAAATGAAATTCATAATAGTGTAAGACACATATATCCAACTGCACATGTTCCTACATTTTGGAGTAGAGCTGGAAATCTTTTAGGAGAAGCAATTATTAAACCTGAATTGGAAAAAATAAAAGATAGGTTTAATCATATGGAACATGGTGATAAAAATATGACATGCAATTGTATTGAAACACTTTATCATAATGTTTTATTACCGGATGGTAGAGTAAGTTTGTGTTGTATGGATTATGGTTTGGAACAAATATTGGGAAATCTATTTGAACAAGAATATGATGATATAATACCGGTACCATTTTCATGCTTTAATTTGTGTTCACATTGTGAAAATGGAATTGAACCAAAAAAATTAAATTAATGTTAAATAAGTTATTAAAAGAATATATAAATAATCCAAAAGATAGTAATATTTGTTTCCGATTAGGATTGGAATATGAAAACATAGGACAAACGGCATCTGCGGCTGGATTTTATGTAAGGTCAATAGAATTTGGGTTTGATGTAAAATTGCAATACGAATCATTGTGTAGAATTGCATTGTGTTTTGAAAAGCAAGGTAATAGGTGGTTCATGATTAAAGGACTTTTATTAAGAGCAATCAGTTTATTACCCAACAGACCTGAAGCACATTTTCTATTGTGTAGAGCATATGAAAGAAATAGAGATTGGCAGGAGGGATATACACATTCGATGATTGGAAAAAGTTTATCAACTGATTTACCAGATTCTATAACTTATTTAGAATATGATGGAATAGAAACATTTGATTTTCAACGAGGGGTAACTGCTTGGTGGATAGGATTATTTCAAGAAAGTTTACAAATAATGAGAGAAATTAAAATTTCTAAAAATATATCTGAAAAATTTAAGAATGCAGCAATTGATAATTTAAATAGATTGGGTAATAATTGGAGTGAACCGATTAAATATACTTTAGAAAATTATAAAAATTTAAGATTTAAATTTGAAGGAGCAGAAACGATGGTTGGAAACTATTCACAATCATTTCAGGATTTGTTTGTGTTAATGGTTTTGAATGGTAAAAAATTAGGAAAATGGTTAGAGATAGGATGTGCAGACCCAATATATGGAAATAATACAAAATTATTAGAAGAATTTGGATGGAATGGTGTTAGTGTAGATATTGATAATAGACAAAAAGAAAATTGGTTAATTAGAAATACAATTCCAATAATAAATGATGCTACTAAAATCAATTGGGAAGAATTGGATTTATTAAAAAATAATGATATAATAGATTATTTACAAATAGATATAGACCCTGCAAACACATCTTATAATGTTTTACTATCTATTCCTTTTTGGAAAAATAAGTTTAGAGTTATAACATTTGAACATGATTTTTATACAAGAGAATTTGACGATGTGAGAGATAAAAGTAGAAAATATCTTAAATCTTTTGGATATGAATTGGTTGTATCAAATATTTCACCAAATAACAATAATCCATATGAAGATTGGTGGGTACATCCTGAATTGGTTGATACAAAAATAATAGATAATCTAAAATCTATTAAAGAAATAAACTATTGTGAAAATTGGATTTATAATAGATAGTTATATTTATATAAAATAACAGTATAATGCCATTACAATCATCAGCACAAATATCATTTGCAGATATAAATACAGAATTAGGTAGAGCATCGGATGCTCAAATTGGACTTAATGAAGCAGAATCTGGCACTTATGCACCACTAAATCCAAATAGTCCAAATCGTCCAAATGGTTCAACTCCAAATTCAATAAATGAATGGTGGGGATATGACCATTATATTCCACCATTAACTGTGTTTACAGGATGTGGTAGGTCAAATACAATCACTGGTGTATGTGATGATTCAACTAATGCAAATAGAATATTTTATTCAAATTGTGGCCCATTTGATTTTGGTGTAAATTGTTTTGTGTATATTGATACAAGTGCAACTCCATTACAAGGTTATGATTATGTTTATATCAATTCACTTGCATGGCAAATAAACAATAGTACAGGCCGTATTATAGCATATATAAATGAACAACCATGTTAAAAATAAATTTATTTACAAATCAACTTATTTAGTTTACTTTCTATATTTATAAGGGTATAAGGAATTTCTTGTACTTTAACTAAAAAAAAGAGTAAACTAAAATGGGACTTAAATTTAGACGCGGTAGTACCGCACAACAATCCGGTTCATTAGCATTCGGAGAACCATATGTGAATACCACATTGGGAACATTAGTAGTCGGTGGTGCTACTGGTGACATCGTATTATCATCAGCAGGTACAGGAAGTACTGGAAACTTCGGAGCCATTTCGGGTTCTGGATTAGATATTACCGGAAATGCAAATATTGCAGGTAATTTAAGATTAGGTGGTAACATTACAATTGGTGATAATACCGCCGATAATGTAACTGTTGTAGCATCTTTAAGTTCTTCAATTATTCCTTCATTAGATAGTATATTTGATTTAGGTTCTCCTACTAAACAATGGAGAGATTTATATTTATCATCTGCATCATTATACATTGATGGAACTCAAGTACTTTCATCAAACGCAACAGAATTAATATTTACAACCGATACCGGTCAATCAATTAAGTTTAATGAATTAGGTACTGATAATATTATAATGCAAACCGTAGATGGAGATATTGAATTAAAATCTTCTGGTGGTGGTGATATATTATTAGACCCTACCGCAGGTTTAATTTCCGTTAAAGGAAATGTTAGCATGCAAGATGGTACTGCTAAATTTTTAAGTTCAGGTGGGAATAGTATAGTATTTGGAAATGATTTAGTAATAACTGGTTCTATTACTACTACTGGAGCTATAAACGGATTAACTTTATCAACAGGAATC